AAAAATAAAGTAATAAGGAAGAAAAGGGATGGAACATATACCAAAGCAAGAATATCTCAAATCAATAGTGTAATCCGTTGTAAACTCAACGAGTGTAAATTATGCTGTATGGATAGAGATATTAATGCATCAAAAAACATTCTATATTTACTGCAATTACAACAAGCAGGAAAAAAACGACCAGAATGTTTTAGTCCAAAGAATATGAACGACTATGATACTCCCTTATGGGAAGATAAGTATGTCGTGGCGTGAAATCCGCAATTACCTTTTGTTTATTTTAAGCGTCTATAATGGGCGTTTTAAATGTGCAAAGGTGTAAAGGTGGATACAATTATGTCTACAAAAATACTTATGTATTTTTATTTTTTCACACAATAAATGGGTAAAAAAACCTATGAAAAACATTACAATAAATGGTTTTACTTTACCAATAGAACTGAAAACAATTGAACCGATTGTTAGAAACCACAATCCTTCTAGTAAACTTTCTATAAATAGATTACTGTTTGTTGCTATATATGTATTATTACTATGTGATAATTTTTTACATGCATAGCCATGATTGCAGAAAAATGTTTGTATACCAACATAATAAGAGAGATAATGTTTCAGAAACCCCAATGTAAAAAGCAAAGCATATTCATTTTTAATAACATAAAATAATATGTTGAATAAAATCGCGGAATATAAACCAACAAACATTGATTCCAAAAATAACAATTTCATAATGTTTTTATATAATTTATGTAAAGAAATTTACCTTTTAGAAAAAGGTAAAACCAAAAACCTTACCTTTTAGAAAAAGGTAAAACCAAAAACCTTACCTTTTAGAAAAAGGTAAAACCAAAAACCTTACCTTTTAGAAAAAGGTAAAACCAAAAGAATAATTTGTTTTGGCTCCACCTTTTCTAAAGGTGGATTTTGTTTCCAAACCAGGTTTTTAACTCTAAAGTGCGATCCGTATTATTGGCCATAACAGGATGAGCTATTGGCACTACAAGTGTGCTTGCATCATCTATATACTTTAAATAACCCTGGGCTTCTCCGTATACTTGCTGAATGCAATAATTTAAGACAATTTTATTCAATTCTTCAATTTGTTGGGTTACATTATTTGGCTGATTTGCGGAATATTGTAAATACACACTTCGCATGATTATTTTTAATGGATCACAATCTTGTGGACCGATCAAATATTGACCATTTGATCTATGGTAAACACCTGCTCTTATTCCATTTTGTATTAGTTGAATGTTTTGATGAGAGAAAAAAGCTTTTGATAAATATGTTTCATCCCATAAACCTTCTGTAGGATTCCTAAATGTGGCACATTGATTAGCAGGGATTTTATCAAACATTGCAAATAGATTAGAAGTATTAGGACTTTTTATATCAACTCTTCCGTTATTAATTATATTCATCTATATTACTGAAATAGAAAAATATTTTATATTTATTTATTATAATAAAAACATGACTCCTTTTTATAAATTAATTTTAATTATAGCAGTTATTTTAATAATTAGTTTTGTAATTATTAATATTGTTTTAGTTAAATCAAGAAATAATAGTATAGGTCCATTTCAAAAAATTATTTTAATTGCAGCTATTGTTATTCTGATTATTAATTTAGTCGTTATTGCTATAGCTTTACAAAAATCAAAAAAAACTAATTGGCCTCCTGTAGTTCCCAGTTGTCCGGATTATTGGTTAAGCGATGGTTCCGGAAATAATATTACTTGTACAAATATTAAAAATTTAGGCGTTTGTAAACCACCCTCAGGAACCAAAAATTTGGTTATGAATTTCAATAATGCGCCTTTTACTGGTGCAAACGGTAATTGTGCGAAATATACCTGGGCAAATAATTGCAAAATAGCCTGGGATGGGATTACTTATGGTGTAAACAATCCTTGTGTGTAAACATATCACGCCGTTGACACGAAAGAGTTTTATTTTACACCGTTGAAGAATTCAAATGGGACACCATTTAATTCTTCAACTAAGTTACCAGTTACGATTTCAAATGGGACGCTCCATCGGAGCGTCCCATTTGAAATCTTCACGGGTATAAAAATTGTACAAAAATGATATAATAATAATTTTACATGTATTATTATATATATATAACAATAACAATAACAATTATGATGATAGAAACAATAAACCGTTTGCCATGTGAATTAGTAATGATGATTAAATCTTATCTACCAAAATCATCTCTTATTTTTTTGAATAGATATTATTATAAAAAATACCATTATTTTGTAAAAAATTTAATCAGTAAAAACAATTTTGAAAATTATTTGCGTGATATTATTAGACGGGACAATGAATTTGTTTTTTCACAGATTTTACTAGATTTTCACAAAAATATATCAAAGATCAAAAACTATGTCTATAAAAACATAATGTATAAAAATTACTTTTATTTTTTAATTGATTATTGCATAAAAAATTCTTCTATAAAATGCCGTAATGTATTGAACGAATTTCTAAAAGTACAAGGTTTGTGTCAAAATCGGCATAAAAAGAATACTTTTATACATATAAGATGGAAACATTAAATTTAAATAAAATATTGGAGAGAGAGAAAAAGGCAAGTTTTGTTAAAGAAATTTTACAAAACTTTGAATTAAATAAAAATAATTTGACTTTTAAAAAAGGAATATACATATATGGTGAGCCAGGCACTGGCAAAACATCATTTGTTACTAATATTTTAAAAGAACTCAACTATGACATTATTAAATACGACGCAGGAGACATTAGAAATAAGTCTGTAATAGATGACATAACGAAACACAATATGTCCGATAAAAACATTATGAGTATATTCAATAAAAAGATCAAAAAAATAGCAATTATTATGGACGAAATTGATGGCATGAATAATGGTGATAAAGGAGGCATAAATACATTGATCAAACTAATTCGGCCAAAAAAAACAAAGAAGCAGAAACTAGAAGAGATGACGATGAATCCAATTGTTTGTATAGGTAATTATAAGGTAGATAAAAAAATAAAAGAGTTGATGAAGGTGTGCAATATAATTGAATTAAATACGCCGAATGAAGTGCAAATGAATTTTATATTGAGTAGTATTTTACCGAATGCAAATGAAACCATTAAAACCAAAATAATTAATTATGTCCAATGTGATTTGAGAAAACTCAATAATATTTATAATATTTATTTGAATAATCCTTCTATTTTTTCGTCAAATATGATAGAAAATATATTTCAGCTTAAATCGTATAACGATGATACAAAAAAAATTACTTACAAGTTATTAAATAATTATTATAATATTGAAAATCATAATAATATAATGAATGACACAGATAGAACAAGTGTCGGTTTATTGTGGCATGAAAATATAATTGATTCTATTGAAAAAATGAATAAAAAGGAGTCAATACCTTTGTATTTAAAACAATTAGATAACATTTGTTTTGCCGATTATATTGATAGAATAACGTTTCAAAAACAGATATGGCAGTTCAATGAAATGAGTAGTATGATAAAAACGTTTAAAAATAATAAGATGTATCACGAAGGTTTAAAGAATGCTTCTGCTGATAGTAATAAAAAACAATCCACCTTTAAACATAACGTTAATCCAAACGATATACGATTTACAAAAGTGTTGACAAAATATTCTACTGAATATAATAATTCTATTTTTATACAAGATTTATGTCAGCAACTATCTATGGATAAAAAGGATTTGTTTGGTTTTTTTATATCAGTTAAAAATACATACAATGATATCAATACGATATATAATTTATTTGAAAATTATGAAATTAATAAATTGGATATCAATAGAATTTATCGTTATTTGGATAAATATATGAAAGAAGACGCTGTTGATATACTTGACAAAGAAAATGAAATAGATCTTGATTGTGAAATAGGATGTTATGGTCAGGGGGAAGCAGAATGTGAATATGATATGTAATGTCGCGGTGTGTGATGTGTGATGCGCGAACTAAATTGCATCATAAAAATCATCATAAAACTCATCCAACAATTTACCTGCCAATAAATTGAAACCGCTAATCTGTTTTTGATTTTCATATATGTCAGTATATTGTTCAATTATATCTATTTTTCGGTGAATATCTATATTATTGTTTTCCAATTCCTCTATTATATTTTTATTTATTATATGTCTTCTAATTTTGCGTAACATAACAGGTGTATCATTGTTATCATTACTACTAGTAGTAGTAGTACCATTGTTATTATATGCGGCATAATATCTTTGATCATTTCCTGCATTCATATTTTTGAAATTTTTGAATCTAATGTAAATAGAATCTGTGTCTCCTGATAAAAAATTTTGTAAATTATTTGGAACTAATAATAACAGGGATACAATTTTTGTTGTAAACATAAATATATTACTATTATGTAATATATTTATTATCTTTTATTGTATATTATTTGTGTATTATTGCATATTATTGCATATTATTGCATATTATTGCATATTATTTTTGCCCTTTGCAATTTGAATCTTCTTTTTAGCTACCCAATTGTCTTTTATTTCTTGATCAACTTCAGCCATTAAATGTTTTTCATATTGTTCAGGACTATCATAAAAAAGAACATTAGACCCGTTTGTTGTTTTTAATTCACCTGTTGCTAAAGCTATTTTAAAAAACAAATCTTCCTCTTTTGATCCGACTTTATATTTATAATATTGTCCAGTTTCTGCGTTTCTTATACGCAGACCTGAATCTCCTGATGTATAACAGTCAACTTTTGCATTTTTAACTTTACTTGGAGCCGACGATTTGTTTCTATAAACGTAACAATATCCCGAATCAAAGGACTTAATATTATTTAATTCTTTTGTTTGATTACTACTAGCTATAGCATTTGCTTCGTTAGGGTGAAAGCTGTCTTCATAATACATGTTTGCGCGACTTATACTATACTATTATACTATCTTTAAGTTTTTATTTCTAATTTACATTTTCTATCTTCATCCTCTTTCTTTCTTCTATTTGTTGTGTAATTATTTTTTTAATTTTCTCCTCCAAATATTTCACTTTGTCTTTTAGTTGAGTATTTTCCATTAATAATTCATTCATTATCATCGTCATTTCATTTATTTTATTAGAGGTTTCACTTTGATTTACATTGGAAGTTTGATTTGAACTTGCAAATTTATCATAAAATTCTTTCTGTTCTTGTTCTTGTCGTTGTTTATGTTCTTGTATCGCCTGTTCCCTTCTTTCTCTAATTTCATTCATTTGTTTTGTTACATCAGGTTTATATTCGGGTTTTCCCGCTTCATATGATTCAAGTAATTTGTCAATGTCATTCATAAAGAACTGCATAATATCTTTTTCTTTAATAAATTCGTCAACTTTTACACTTGAATTATTTACATATTGATTCGTACCGTCGTTTAGTAGTACTTTTTTATCAAAGGAGTTATGATTATGTGAAAAAACCAAAATAGATTTCATTGGATCCAATTGAACAAACGGAATAGTATAATTTTTTAAAAACATTTTTTCTTCTGCCAAACATGCGTCATTATCATATCCTGTTTGGTTTAATAACTCTTTCCTAAACGCGAAAGCTGCTGCAGTTGAATGATTTGGACCATAAGGACCGAATTTATACATTTTAGAAATGTGTTTAAAATAAATATACATTATACTTGACCCTGCACATAATGCCTGAGGATTTTTTTGCAAAGTTTCAACCGCATGTGTTATTCTTTCAGGAGGATAATAATCATCGTCATCCATATAAAGTATAATATCACCGCTGCATTTTTCATGGGATACATTGCGTTTTTTACCTAATGTCATCTTCGTGTCGTATTTAAAATATTTAACCGTATATTTTAGATTTGTGTCTTGACACAATGGTAAAAACAAGTCTTCTACTTTATCTGTACCATCATCTATAATAATCCATTCTATTTTTTCTTTTGGATAAGTTTGATGTTCAAAGCATTTTATTAGGTAAGGTATAAAGGGTCTTCTGTTGAAAGTTGGTGTACAAACGCTTACTGTTGGATATTCAATTGGTTTTGCTGAATTACCTTTAGTCATTTGGGTTTTCCTATATATTACATAAACTCATGTATTTATGTAATATTTTCATGTTATTTATTTATTCCAATTGAATCATTGATTTAGCCTTTCATGTTTTTATTCAATTTTTTCAATTCTCTTCCTATTCCACCTCCTTTTTTATTGTCAAAAAGGTTTTCAAAATTTTGAAAAAATGTTTTTGGTTTGTTTGATGTCCCATCACATTTTTTATAAGCTTGTTCAAAACTAGATAAATGTGTCAAATTAGTTGCTTTTATAGATTCAAAAATATTAATTGGTATGAAATTAAAATAAATTAATAATACCGTTAACATGGAGAAAACCCCCGATACTGCGCCTAGATTACTAAATGCGCTTATTATAATCATTATACTAAAAACAGTAGTCATTGTCACCTTGTAATGTTTAAACATTTCTTGTATAATTGTAAAAATACTTGCCTTTTTATTGTCTATTTCACCTTTATATCCAAAACTCATTAATAAACACATGTAAAATGTCCCGATTGCTAACATTGGTGTGACTGTAAATAATAAAATCCAAAAAAGTATAAAGAATACAAAAACTAAAAATAAGGCACTACCATAATTGATTGGTTCAATTAAATTGACATCGTTCCAAACCGGTTTAGAATTTACATTGGTGTTGATGTTGGCGTTGGTGTTCTCTTTAAAAAACCATTTCATTTCGGCAAAATAATAGTAAATAAAAACAAAAATACCTATAATTGGTGCTAATCCAAAATAAATGGCTGATAAAATAGGGCCAAATAATATAATTACTATTTCAGGTGCTCCATTTAATAAATTAAAAAAACTTGTCAATGCATTATTACTATAATTAATTAAACCTTCTAAAATTGCTATAATGTAATTAATTAAAAAATTGGATTTGGGTTGCTCTTTATATTTGCGAAACATATCTAAAATCACATTTTTTGAATTATATTTATCAATAGGGAAACTCAATTTAACCGATTCTTGTGGTTCTGTGTTTGTAATAAAAATATTCGTTAAAACTTTTTGTATTTCAGGTAAAGTCTCTGTATATGGATAACATTCTAAACTTGTTGGTAAAATATTGGATTGTGCTAATTTACATTCGTATAAAACAATGGAACCGAGAATAAAATATCCTACAATAAGTAAAACCGTTATTAATACAGATACTAAAAATGATCCGATGTTTTTTATGCTTTTATTTGCAGAACCTGATGAAGAAGTATTCGCCTGCTTTTTTTTATCCAGTTCTTGAGTATCATTATTTGTATTTGTATTTGCCATTTTATAATTTATACTTATAATTAAAATATAAAATAAATATATATAAATCATGAAATTACTAAAAAATAAATATGCAACAATTATTTTAGCGTTAATATCCATAATTCTTTTAATTGGAATTTTCAATTACATCAACTATTTGGTTAAAAACCGTTATTACGTAGAATGTTTTGACTCAAATATTGCACTTTATAAAGATACAGGTTCACCCACTACAACTCATACAGTGGATTTACCCCTAACTACAAAATATAGCTGCCAAAACTTTTGTGCGCCTGCTACAGCACGGTGTGCTATTACCGGCGAACAGTGTATGGCAGATATTGACTGTCGCGGGTGTAATCCATATGGCCCCAATGTGAAACCGCAATCAACTGCTAGTGTCCCTGGTGAAAATGATGCGGGTAAACTGACTTGGGGTGTTACACCAACCTATTCTACTTTAACTACTGACATTGGAACGAAAGCCAAATTATTTACATCCAATGAAGACAAACTTGAGGCTGCTCCTCAGGCAAGTTTTGGTGTAAATACTTGGTCTAGCGCTTTTAATCAAGGGCAACAATTATTTGATGAACGATATAAACCAGCAGGATTAAAGAACATGCCAAATTATGATAAAAGATATAGTGCTACAGGGCAATTTATTGATGATGGTCCACTTGCATCCAATGCATATCTTAAGTAAAATCTAGTTTTATCAGTACTTATCAATAGTCACTTGTTTAGCGATTTTTTTAATGATTTTTGTATCCTTTTCATAGTCATTATCTCCTTTACCTCCCATGGCCTCATACACAATTTTATTGTATTGACTGCTTTTCTTTGAGTCATATTCTTCGCAATCAGGGTATTTCTCTCTGAACGCTTTCAACATACAAATATTTTTATGAGCAATCATACGAATTGCTTTTCGCATTTTCTTGTTGTTCTCATCTTCTTTTTCCCATATATTTTCATCTTTTACATAGATAACTTCTCTCTTTTGATCAGTACAGTGAACTGGACGTTTGCTTACATCCATAGCCTTCAAATTTTTAATGATTATATTGGAAATCCCTTCAATATAACCGACTTTTCCTACATTTTCAAGATCAGAGACTTGTAGTTTGACTGATTCAACAAAATCACTCATATTCATCGCATCTTTACACGTTTCGTTCAAGAAAACCTGTAAATTGAATGTTTTGTTGTTGCTGTTTACGTTGTTGCTATTGACAACATTGTTGGAGGTTCCATTTTTACACAATTCAATGACTGATTTTTGAATGTCAGTGTTTGTTTTCACTAGTTCACAGATTAAATTCGTTAAATTTGCAAAATCGGTTTGTTGTATTATGGTGTTGTTGTTATTACCATAATTACTAGAACTTTCAATGTTGATTATTTCATTTTGATTTTGCAAAGATTCAAAGACAGTACATTTCTTTTGATGTTTCCATAGCCCTGATGCAGTTGCATATATCTTTCCACAACAACAAGAATGTGACGACGGTGAATTTTCTATATCATCATTTTCTAAAATTGGTAAGTTTTTTGCATGTTTTTTTATGTTTTTTATTTCCATTTTATTTCCATTTTCATTGTTTATATGCTTATCACGCGCAATATGTCGGTCCCAATCACTTTTAAGGTAGCATTTAAAGTCACAAAGTTCGCATACAAATTTAGGTATGTTTTTTCTATGTTTTTTTATTTCCATTATTTCCATATATTTCCAATAGAAAAAAAATGTCTAAATACTTATAAAATTAAATTAAAAAATTACAATCACAAATTGAAAATTATTTTTTTGGCATCCACATGCTAATTTTCAATTATGGTCACAAAGTTTATTTTTATCCAAGACTTTTTTTGATTTTCAAAAAATGGACAAAAAAAATGTCCAAAATTGAAAAGTCAAAATACTTTTGGGAAAAAAAAATCGTTAAAAATATAATAAATTCTCAAAACAACTTAAAGAAAAATATGGGGTCTCAGCCTTTTTCAATCCCGACTACCTTGGCTATTTTCTTGATTATTTTGGTGTCATTAAAATATCATTATCATTGTCCTCATTCATAACATTATAATGCGGCGGTGGACCTTTACACTTTTTATTATGTTTCCATAAACCAACACGGGAAGTAAATTCTTTGTCACATAATTTACAATTAAAAATTTTATTTGTGTCAATTATTTTTGGGCAACTTTTGTTGCTAAAAGTGTTAACTTGTGTTAACTTTATATGTTTAGATGTCAATAAATGTTTGTCATAACTACTCTTTTTATCCGTAAAATAGTCACAATTTATACAATTAAATCTAGGAGCAACTTTTGGGCAACTTTCTGTTAACATTTTGTATACAATTAGTTAACATAAAAAGTTGCTAAATATTTTGAATTATTTTATTTCAAAAAATTATCATAACAAACCAAAAATTATTTTTTTGGCGACCACATGCTAATTTTCAATTATGGTCACAAAGTTTATTTTTATCCAAGACTTTTTTTGATTTTCAAAAAATGGACAAAAAAAATGTCCAAAATTGAAAATCCCAAAATACTTTTGGGTAAACTTTTTCGTTAAAATATAATAAATTCCCCAAATAACTTAAAGAACCATATTTTGATTCCACGCCATTTTGCATTGGAAATGGGTATAAACCTATTTTTTACTTGCTGTAATTACCGCGATATATCATTACAAAAATTATTTTATGTAATGATAATGAAAACTTGTTTATTTTGATTTCAATTCTTGAACTTCGGCTTGAAGAGCTTGCACTGTTAAAATTAATTGATTTATTTTTTCATTTTGTTCTTGAAGATCCAACTTCAATTGCTTTACTTCTGCATTTTGTTCTTGAATACTTTTCATTAAAATATTGCTAAAAATAAACGAATTTATTTGTTGGATTTTCATTGAACCATCCTGATTAACTTCATCTTTATTTCCGTATACTAGTCCTTCATATTCTGGAAACAATTCTTGCAATTCGTGGGCAAAGAATCCTATACTATAGTAGTTCATTTTTTCAATATTTGTATTATCAAATAGTTCCTTTATTCTTTTATGTTGATAATCAAAGATATTTATTGAACATAATCGTTCTAATACATTATTTTGCGGTGTTCTAAAATTTTCTTTTATACGGTAATCGGATGTTGGTATACTAATGTAATAAAACGTTTCAGCTTTTCCAACACGTATAACCAATTGAGGTGGTATTGTAAAATAGAATCCAAAAGCCATCTCTTGTCTGAAATTAGCAACACCAGAGATATTCATATTATCATAAACAATTCCAGCACTCGCAACAGCTGTGTAAAAGGGGTCACCGGATGAGTACAACGTAAATATATTTGATGTAGATGCATACATATTTATACTGCCGTACATATTTAAATTCCCATTAGAGGTAATAATACTGTCTTGACTAGTAGTAATATTACCACAATTTAAACTACTACCTTTAATAAGACCACTAGAAGTAACATTAGAAAAAGAACCAGTTGCTCCCGTCAAAGTTCCATTGTTATTAATTTTTAAACTGCCTAAATTAAATTCTATTGGGCCATTTACTGTTGTGCTTCCAAAAGTGCCGCTCATTATTTCTATATAATATAATTATTATATAGAAATAAATTTTACCTTTTAGAAAAAGTTACCTTTTAGAAAAAGTTACCTTTTAGAAAAAGTTACCTTTTAGAAAAATTTACCTTTTAGAAAAATTTACCTTTTAGAAAAAGGTAAAACCAAAAATTTACCTTTTAGAAAAAGGTAAAATCAAAAGGTTGATGATTTGGCTCCACCTTTTCCAAAGGTGGAAGGATTAGGTCGCATACATCAAACCCGCATTACCACCAACAAACACCACCATATTAATTCGCTCTTCCATGACATACAAATTATAATTGTATTCATAAATTCTCCACGTAGGTTTATTTATGCCAACAATATCACCCGATTCCGGATCGCAAATAGTCAACACTTGTGCTAAAGGATCCAAAGCAGGAATAACTGTTGTGAATTCAAATTGCACTTGGTTGAACCGATTCATATTAATAGCACCCGACGGTTGAAGGTCCAAAGGAGATGTATTTAAACAAAAATTATAACAATATAGTCCTTCAGGTGCTGCACCAGCTGTTCTAGTATATTTTTCTATATAATTAAATACACCACCATCTAGTATATTTTCTCTATATTGCCCATCCAGTAAAATACCCAATCTGATCAATATTTCCTTAATATTTTGAGGAGTGAATGTCCCTGAAGTCATATAACCGGTTAAAAGTCCATCCGGATTAACTCCCGGACCGATACTGTTTCCATCTCTTAATTTATAATCACCATATGTAGGAGCAGGTGTGACATCAGACGGCAAATAATTATATGGCCAATTAGTATAATTTGTCCATTCATTACGTAGATTTGCATCACTTCTTTGAAAATAAAACATCCAACTTGAAATTAAACCGAGCGAATCTAAATCCACTTTGTTCGGACCAGTGACATTATAAAATACCTTTTCATTGACTTGTTTAAACAAATATTTTTGTTCATTTTTAGCAAATATACGGGATTCATCATTTGAGAGAAAACAATAAGTTGACATTAAATGTACATCCGGAAACCATACACTACGTTGGTCTAAATAAGAATTAATACCCAACTCTATATCGGGAGGAGTTTGTAAAAATCTATACATTTGATTTTGATATTGATTAAAATTAGGTGCCACATATGGATAATTATTAACTGGATCAAGCACGTCTCTAATTTTGAATAATTCACCTATAGGTCTAATTGTTACATAAATTTGTAATTCATTATATTGCAGTGAAACCAAAGGAAACGCCATTTGGGTTTTAAGTGTAAACCATGAATTCAAAGGTATGTATAATTGTCTTCCTCTTATAGAGGGTTCGGCGCCAGCAAGATTTTCTGTATAATAAGAACTTGGATAGGAGTTAACACGACTATTTGCATTTGCAGGATCAACCAATGAAGGGACATGACCAATCATTTCATAAAATAATTTCAATTTTTGACCAGTAAAATCTCTTCGTGCCATGTTCAAAATATAAGAACCCGAATATTCCTGTAATTTTTGATTACCGCAATTAATGGTTATTTTTTCAATCATCATTGCGCCAATATAATCAATCCATTTGAACTCGTATGGAGCCCAATCCGTATATGAAGTTGTATCGTCTTCATTAACAAATTGTTGAGGAGGTAAAATTGGACTCCATATAGATGGCAAATCCAAAACAATATAAGTATCCATTAATAAATCCGCATATCTTGGAACTTTGAATTGAAATGTAGATGATTCTGCTAAACGCAAAGTTGTACTACCTTCAAAATCTATTCGGAATTTTTGCATACCAAAATTGGTATATTTTAAATAAGCTGCTTTCCAAAAAGTTTTTGAAGGATTACCATTTAATATTACATTTTGTTGTCCACTTGATACTAAATTTAATAATCCGCCTGCCATGATATAATAATATTACTAATTAATATATAATATTATTATTTAATTCTAAATAGGTAAATAATATTATTATATTATATTAAGCATGGCAAATCAAAATTTGAACTTGAACTTGAACATGAAATCAATATATAATATGGACGAGGACTTTGTTTCTTATTTTATTTTAGCACTTATATTAATTATTGTAATCACTTATGTATGTTATATGATTTATTTGAGTAGTCTTGAAGCAAAAGAATGTAATTATGTAAATATGTTGTATCCATCAATAAACGGAAATATAAAACCTATATCAAAAAATCAGAGTGATTGTAGCGGTAATTTATATGATTATTACATCAAAACTGCATTTAATGCTTGCAGCGGAGGAAGTTATCAAAATGATTACGTAGACGTTTGTGTTTTGAAAAGTATTCTCAAACAAGGTGTCCGATGTTTAGATTTTGAAATATACAACGTCAACAACCATCCAGTTGTATCAAGTAGTAGTTCTAAGAACACCAACTATTATGTAAAAGAAACATTCAACAGCGTTAAATTCAGTGAAGTAATGAAAATAATAAGTAATTATGCTTTTTCAGGTGGAACGGCTCCAAACCCAACGGATCCTTTGATTATTCATTTAAGAATTAAAAGTAATGAGCAAGCAATGTATAATAATTTAGCAAAGATATTTAAATCTTACGATAATATCATGTTGGGTAAAAATTATAGTTATGAAAATCACGGTAAAAATATAGGCGCACAACCTTTGATCTCTTTTATGAATAAAATTATTTTAATAGTAGATAAATCAAATAATTCTTATTTGGAAAACAAGGAATTTATGGAATATGTGAATATGACAAGTAATTCAGTCTTTATGCGCGCTCTATCATATTATGATGTAAAAAACACTCCCGATATTAATGAATTAGAGCAATTTAATCAAAGATGTATGACAATTGTTTATCCAGATGTTGGTGTAAATCCAAGCAATCCGAGCGGAATGTTATGTAGAGCTGCTGGGTGTCAAATGGTTGCAATGCGTTATCAACACGTAGACAACTTTTTGAAAGAGAATGGTATGTTTTTTGATGAAGGGGGATATGGTTTTGTATTAAAACCGGAAAACCTGCGTTATAAACAAGTTACTATTCCTACACCGACACCGCAAAATCCAGCATATTCTTACCAAACACGAAATGCTAGTAGTGATTATTATAGTTTTAAATACTAAATCCACCTTTAGAATCCACCTTTGGAATCCACCTTTAGAAAAGGTGGAGCCAAACAACTTTTAGCAACTTTTAGCAACTTTTAGCAACTTTTAGAAAAAGTTGCGCAAAATCCTTAGATTTTTAGGTTTGCCTTTTGGTTTGACCTTTTTCTAAAAGGTCAATTGGATTACATTCCAACCACCCGTATTCACATTAACTTTTGTTGAATTTTCTGGTAACTTTTCTGTTTCCACCAAATTTTTTGATTTATCAAATAATATTGCATAGTCATCACAACTTTTATATAGTAACTTGAAATATTTTATCAATTCATCTTCGCTGCAATCTGTCATGCTATAACATTTCATCTCGGAGAAATGATGTTCATCTAATATACTGCACAATTTATCACTATCTTCTTTATTGTCTAATAAAATAAAATCGTTATTTTTGTCCTCATATAATATTTTGAGTTGCTCCAACTTATTGTAAAAAGTGTCTAGACCTAATATGCAATATTGTTTTTTATAATCCAAATTGATAAGCATATTACAATATTTATGTTCATAATTTTTTCGCTTCCATATTTGACTATTGATATGTCTATATTCTTTCTCTTCATATGCATTATGTGATTTCATGTATTCATCTATTTTGTAATGTTCATAACAATGTCTATTCAAATTCCATATAATTCTATTGATTTCAGAGTTGCGTATTAATGAAAAATTATTATTGTTGTTGTTCATGTATTGAATATAACCAAGTTTGTGAATTCTTGCGATTTTTGTATTTACCGCAGTTCTAATCAATACTTCATAATCATCCAAAATTGGTAAATATTCACAAAAATTTCCCATATCCATCAAGGTTTTTCTCCTCCATATTCTGGGATGATTCGGCACGCCTACAATATGGTTTAAAGAAATATTATTAATATTAGGCGTCATTGCTACAAATACCCATTTATTCCTTATCTTTTGTCTATAATAACCCGAATAACCTAACGCAAAAAAATCGCCGTATTTAAAATTAGTGCCATTTTCAAATATATTTATAAAATCCATATAAACAAAACCTACGTCATCGTCATTATCAAAAACGTATGTAGCATCAGATAAAACGTCTGGTAATATCTCATCATCATGGTCCATTTCTAATAGATATTTACCGCGGCATAATGAAATCGCCTCGTTTTTAACGTTTCCTATGTTGCCGTTGTTCTCACTACGTTTATATAACCGAATACGTTTATCATGATTTAATGTTTCTTTTAAAAATACGAAATGCTTATCATCTGGGGAATCATCTAATATTACCCATTCCCAGTCCCTCAAAGTTTGCGTTTTAATACTGTCGTAAGCTCGTATTATTTTATTATAAGAGTTGTAACATGTGGTGAACAATGAAAAAATTGGCCTATTATCAACGCCATTAGCAATCACACATGAATGTAAATAGCAAAAATTGACGGAATTATTAAATTTTTCTATCGTTTTTTCATCCAAAGTTTTGAAATGCAACCATCTTTTTCTCATTCTATCTACAATAATAGTGTTTGCATCTTTGCAATAAATATATTCATCTTCATCTTCACCAAAAGTCACTAATAAATGATAATTTGAATCGTACAACTTGTTTAATTCTTCTTTTTTATTCACAATAAAAACAGAACACAACAATTTATCTTTATTTGTCTCTAAAAATTTATCAATATATGAATATTTATCGTATCTGAAAAACAAAATATATGGGTATTTCATTATTATTATTATTATTATTATGTGTTTAAGTTTTAAATTATATTTCGCGTTAATTAACAAATCAATGCCATATTTATCACATACAAAAATAAAATAATATCTATATTATTTATAATGGATGTCTTTTTAGGCAAATCAAAAAAAACAACAACTAGAAGAAGCACAAAAGGTACAAAATCAAAGACACGTCCTGGAAGGTTGAACTTTACTACAAAAAAAGGTAGTAAGGTCTATCATAGAAAGGAACATTACGTTAGGAAAAGTCATAAACCTTATGGATCTTTCAAGGGAACAAAATCTAAGACTCGCAAAGGAAGGTTAAATTACACCACTAAAAAAAGCAGTAAGGTTTTTCATCGTAAGGGGCATTACGTGAGAAAAAGTAGAAGACCTTTTTCCACCTTTCAAAAAGGTTGAGCCAAATCATCAAACTTTTGGGATTACAACTTTCTAATAATAGAATCGTTGGATTTGGCTCCACCTTTTCTAAAGGTGGAAAAAGGTGGAAAAGGTGGAAATGAATTATTATTTTTATAAATTTTAAAATCTTTATAAATTATATAAAAATGAGTTGGACAAAAAGTACTGGTACAAATTCTGCACCTGCCGCAAATTGGCGTAGTTTAGCATCCAGTTCAGATGGAAGAAAATTAGTTGCGGTGATTAATTCTACATCGGGTACTAATACTGGTATTTATACATCAAGTGATTCTGGCGTGACTTGGACAAAGCAAAACAGTGCACCTGCCGCAGCTTGGAGTAGTGTAGCATCCAGTTCAGATGGAACAAAATTAGTTGCGGTGATTAATTCTACATCGGGTACTAATGGTATTTATACATCAAGTGATTCTGGCGTCACTTGGACAAAGCAAAACAATGCACCTGCCGCAGCTTGGAGTAGTGTAGCATCCAGTTCAGATGGAACAAAATTAGTTGCGGTGATTAATGTTACATCGGGTACTACTACTGGTATTTATACATCAAGTGATTCTGGCGTAACTTGGACAAAGCAAAACGATGCACCTGCCGCACTTTGGAATAGTGTAGCATCCAGTTCAGATGGATCAAAATTAGTTGCGGTGATTAATAGTATTACTATGGGTGATAGTACTGGTATTTATACATCAAGTAATTTTGGCGCTACTTGGACAAAGCAAAACAGTGCACCTGCCGCAAAATGGAATAGTGTAGCATCCAGTTCAAATGGAAGAAGATTAGTTGCTGTGATTAATGATACTAATACTAGTAATCCTACTGGTATTTATACATCAAGTAATTCTGGCGTGACTTGGACAATAAGTACTGGTACAAATTCTGCACCTGCCGCAGGTTGGATTAGTGTAGCATCCAGTTCAGATGGAAGAAAATTAGTTGCGGTGATTAATTCTACATCTGGTAATACTGGTATTTGGAGATCAAGTGATTGTGGCGCCACTTGGACCCAAAATACTGCACCTGCCGCAAGTTGGCGTAGTCTAGCATGTAGTTCAGATGGAACAAAATTAGTTGCGGGGATTGGTGGTACAACTGGTACTACTGGTATTTATACATCAAGTGATTCTAGCGTCACTTGGACACAACAAAATACTGCATCTATACTGCTCCAAAATGCACCTCCCGTCGCAAAATGGAGTAGTCTAGCATCCAGTTCAGATGGAACAAAATTAGTTGCGGTGATTGGTGATACATCGGGTACTACTAACGGTATTTATACATCATCTAATTCTGGCGCCACTTGGACAAAGCAAATCAATGCACCTGCCGCACTTTGGACTAGTGTAGCATCCAGTTCAGATGGAACAAAATTAGTTGCGGTGATTAATTCTACATCGGGTACTAATGGTATTTATACATCAAGTGATTCTGGCGTCACTTGGACAAAGCAAAACAGTGCACCTGCCGCAGATTGGCGTAGTGTAGCATGTAGTTCAGATGGAACAAAATTAGTTGCGGTGATTAATGCTACATCGGGTACTAGTACTGGTATTTGGAGATCAGTTGATTCTGGCGCCACTTGGACAAAAAGTGATGCACCTTCCGCAATTTGGTATAGTGTAGCATCCAGCTCAGGTGGAACAAAATTAGTTGCGGTGGTTCGCGATTCTAATAGTATTTATGGTGGTATTTGGATATCACGCGATTCTGGCGCCACTTGGACAAAAAATGGTGTACCTCCCGCACTTTGGAATAGTGTAGCATCCAGTTCAGGTGGAACAAAATTAGTTGCGGTGATTCGCGATTCTACTGGTACTACTAACGGTATTTATACGTCAAGTGATTCTGGCGCCACTTGGACAAAAAGTGATGCACCTGCCGCAGCTTGGAGTAGTGTAGCATCCAGTTCAGGTGGAACAAAATTAGTTGCGGTGATTAGTAATGATGGGACTTTTAATAGTAATGTTACTGGTATTTATACATCAAGTAATTCTGGCGCCAATTGGACAAAAAGTGATGTACCTGCCGCACTTTGGGGTAGTGTAGCATCCAATTATGATGGAACAAAATTAGTTGCGCTGAACTATCCTACTGCGATTGATTTGGCTGCCCCTGAAAGTATTTGGACACTTAATGGTATTTGGACAGCTTCAACTCCTTCTCCTCAAACTCCTGAAACTCCTGAAACTCCTGAAACTCCTGAAACCCCTCAAACACCTCAAACCCCTCAAACCCCTCCAGTTACAACAGAAAATAATCCAATTTGTGTCATGCAATAAACATTCCACCTTTTTCCACCTTTAGAAAAGGTGGAGCCAAATCGCTAAATTTTTGGTTTTACCTTTTTCCACCTTTAGAAAAGGTGGAGCCAAATCGCTAAATTTTTGGTTTTACCTTTTTACAAAAGGTAAAGTGGAGCCAAATCGCTAAATTTTTGGTTTTACCTTTTTACAAAAGGTAAAGTGGAGC